AATGCTACACCGTTGAACGGCCTTGGCTGGACAATAAAGCACGTGAGTCATGTATTCCAGAGGGCGCGTATGGTATCGAGCTTGGCATGTATAACCGAGGCGGCTATCCTGCTTATGAGATAATGGACGTTCCAGATAGATCACTAATTAAAATGCACATAGCGAACAATATGAATGATGTGGTCGGTTGCGTTGGATTTGGCGATAGTCTTGGTTTTTATGAGGGTTTATGGTCTGTGCTAAATAGCGGTAAAACGATGAAGAAATTTATGGCGGCGATGGATGGGCAAAGCGGACAGATAATTATTAAATCAAAACAGATATGCGATTGGGGCTAATGATCATTTTCCTGCCGCCACGAAAATGATATAATACAACTTAATAATAGGGGGATATATGATTTGTGGGCCGTTTATAGCAGCTGAGTTATGTAATGCAGTGAGAGCGCAAGAATACATGAGATTCTGCGAGGCTCAAGCCACTATGGGAAGGAAAGTGCCGTCGAAAGATGAGTATTGGCACGCAAGAGATTACGCTTACTGTATAGAGAATCCACCGGCATATCCTTGGTGGAAGTCTACACTGGCAGCAATTCTAATAAGGCTGTTTAAGTTATGAACATCTTAATAGCATCAATAGTATTTGCATCTATAATGTGCGCTATCATTGATCCGTATAGTGAGTATTTAAACTTTAAGGAGAATAGGTCGTGAGCTGGAAAAGTGTTGGTAAGTTTTTAACTGATAACGCAAGTACTGGTGTCGGGCTTGTTGGCTCGCTATTGGTGGGTAATGTGCCGGGCGCTATTGCTGCAGGTGTTGCTTTGGTAAGTGGGGCAACTGGCACAGATAACCCAGAGCAGGCATTAAGTATTCTGCAGGGTAACCCAGAATCTATGCTTAAGCTAAAAGAGCTGCAGTATAAAAACGAAGAATCAATACGCGGCCACATTGAAAGCATGACACGACTTAAGCTTGAGGATGAGCAGGCCTCGCACCAAACAACCCAAGAGACAATCCGCAACGGTGACAACTCCGACAAGTGGCTTGTGTGGTTTACTCGTCCCGGTCAATCATGGGTATCTCTCTGTGCTGCAATATTCTATGCTTTCACTGCAGATGCTGTAGATATTTACGTGCTAGGATTACTACTAACATTACCGTTTACTTATGCTGGCTTACGTCAAGTGGGTAAAGGGATAACCGCATTCACTAACAAGGTGGGAAAGTAAAGTGAGCATATACAAACCAAGAGATAAAGTGAAATCGCCTAAGAAGGTAGCAGCCAAGAAAGCAGCACCTAAAAAGGTTGTAAAAGTAGTTGTTGTAGCACCCAAGAAGAAAGCGAAGAAGAAAACCGCGTGATCTCCGAGGCTATCACTGCAGCGATATTCACATTATTATCAATAGCGATAATGATTAAATATTCAGATAGTAGGCGATTAGTGAATATTGCCTCGGCCTTTCTTATATCAATTTATCTAGTAGTGGCACTTAATACCTTTTTTAATGTTATTGATGACAAGTTAATATTTATACTATTCGCCTACTTAAGCCTAGCTTTTGGTAGTATGGCACTTAAATCATCATTTTTAGCATCAACTCCATATCTCGCACATTCAGCGGCGTATTTTATTCTAGCTGTAGAGGATACAATAATCCCAGAAGGGGTAATGGATAGCCTCTACTATGAGATAATGTATGGACTTCTAGCTTTTTTAGTATATTCGGTGACTTATGATAGAATGGGTGGTATTGAACTCCGAGCTGATGATATTTTGTCTTAGCGCGGCCCCTGTACCCATTTATATAGCGAAACGGTTGTATGCACGAAGATATTGTAAACCTACACAAAAAAGTGGACGCAAACCATAAAGAAGCCTATGACAATGTGATAAAACCACTAAATGACGTGGCTATCCAGTTAAGTAGGTTGGCTACATCAATGGATCATAGTAGCGAGATGTTTGGGAAGCTTGAGACAACTCAAAAAGAGATGGGGCAAAAGCTAAACCGGACAATCTTAGATCACTCAAACAGATTGACTACAGTAGAGTCGAATCAGTCAAACAGTAAAAATTTATGGGATAAGATCGGCTTCCCGTTATTGATGTTAACGGTTGTGGTTCTAACAGGTTTAAATTATTTCAAATAGTTGTTTAAATAAAGTTTACGTATTACTTAAATACGGCAGAGGTATAAGATGGCAAAGAATAAAGCGGAAACAACGACCAGAAACACAAAGCAGAAAGCGGTTCGACAGGAGGCGTTGAGAGAGCAGTTACAGGCGCAGGGACACTTGCAGCACGTAGTTGATATAGTTGATAAAATAAGAGATGAAAAAATAGTGATTGATCAAGAGATGGTCACTCGCTATAAGATCGTATTAGATACTAAGTTAAAGCTGATTAGTAAATTCTGCCCAGACCTAAAAGCGGTTGAAATGTCTGGTGATTTACAATTAAAACCCCATGAGGATTGGCTGGACTTATTAGATGGCGAATGATCTAGAGCTGGCAAAGCGTAAACGATTAAAAGACGATCTTACGTTTTATGCTAAGAATTGCCTGCAGATACGCGGCAAAGAAAAGATCCAATATTTCGAGTTAAATAAAGCCCAGTTATATATTCACGACATCCTAGAAAAACAGCTAAAAGAAACCGGCAGAGTTCGCGCTATTGTTCTAAAGGGTAGGCAGCAAGGCGTATCGACTTATGCGGAAGCAAGGTTTATATGGCGCGTTACTCATTCCAAAGGTGTTAGAGCCTTTATTCTCACGCAAGAAGAAGCGGCAAGTCAGACACTGTTTGAAATGGCTAAACGCTATTACGACAATCTACCGGCCCCAGTAAAGCCCACGCTATCAGCATCTAACAGTAAAGAATTACACTTCGATAAGCTAGATAGCGGCTATAAGATCGGTACAGCTGGAAATAAGTCAGTAGGTAGATCGCAAACAAACCAATTCTTTCATGGCTCAGAGGTAGCTTTCTGGCCTAATGCTGCTGAACACGCTAAAGGTATACTACAGACCGTCCCTAATTCTAATGGTACGGAAATCATCTATGAGTCAACCGCTAATGGTGTTGGTAACTTCTTTCATGAGCAGTGGAAATTAGCAGAAAGCGGCGAGAGTGATTTTATTCCTATTTTTATCCCGTGGTATTGGCAAGAAGAATACATCAAAGAAGCTCCAGAAGATTTTACCCTTAGCGAAGATGAAGAGCTTATGGTTGAGGCTTATGGTATTAACCCTAATCAATTATCATGGCGTAGACAGAAGGTAATCGAATTAAGTGCGGGCGGCATGGATGGCGAAAAAGCATTCATGCAAGAATACCCGTTTAATGCTGTTGAAGCTTTCCAGGTATCTGGTGGCGATGGATTAATTAAAGCCTCTTATGTGCTTAAAGCTAGAAATAATGAAGTTAATGGTAGTGGCCCACTTGTGGTTGGTGTTGATCCATCTAGGGGTGGCGATAGATTCTCTCTAATTAAGCGACATGGGCGAAAAGCTTATGACCTTAAGAAGTGGAAGGATGAGGAAATAGATTCGCTTGGAAAGGCTGTGTCGAAGTGTAAAGCCGTATTAGATGAAGTGTGCCCAATAGCAAAGAAAAAGCCCGACATGATGTTTATTGATGCTGGCGGTGGCGCTGATTTAGTGGATCGGCTGCATGAGCTAGGATATGAAGATCGAGTAAAGGCCATATGGTTCGGATCTTCGCCATTAGACGATCAGCGCTACAAGAATAAACGCGGTGAAATATGGGGTTTATGTAATGAGTGGCTTACTGATGAAAATTTAGAGGTTCAAATACCTGACGATGATGAGCTACATGCTGACCTTATAGCCTCGCCCTATGATCGCGATTCGCATGATAGAATGGTACTATGGCGAAAAGAGCGCATTAAATCAAAGTATGGTTATTCTCCGGATGATGGGGACGCGCTTTGTTTAACGTTCGCGGAACCAGTTAACCAAAACCAAAACATAGCAATGAACTATAAAACCCCTTGGTGAGACAATGTTAGATTATAAAGATATTAAAGTTGTTAACGAGCAGTTAAAGCAGTCACAAGATGCCGACTCTGACCAGCGCGACATGGTGAGAGAAGAGCGTGACTTTCTTTACGTTAAGGATGGGCAATGGGATCCAACGACCAAGAAGAAGATGGGCGACAAATACCGTGGCACGTTTGACAAGTGTAACGTGGTTGTCAATGGTATTGTTGGCGAAATGGATGCGGCAAACTTTGACATCAAGATACGTCCTAGTGGTGGCGATGCCACTAAAGAATTATCCAAGACTTATGATGGTTTGATACGAAATATCGAAACGATGAATAACGCCAGCAGAGTTTATGCGAGCGCTGGCCGTGATATGGTTGCGACCGGCC